GTTCGTTAGGTGTAGGAGGTGATAAATAATGCCACATTATATATCCTCCTTTACTCAAAAGCATCTTTATTAGATTTATAAGCGATATAGGCGTCCATCATAGCGGCCACAGCGTCTATCTTCTGCTCATATCGTCTCTTAAGTAATTTCCTATTACCATTCGTATCTTCAAGAGTTATACAGTTACCCATAGCAAAGCTCATCAATTCTTCGTCAAATAAAAGCATCCGCTCCTCAGAAAGCTTCTTAAGTTCACCTAAAGGAACGGACTCTGTTTTTGCACCCTGTATAACCTTTACAATACCAAATGGACCGTTTTCAGATTCCCAACGCTCTACAAATTCCTTTGCGTTATATGGGTCGTAACCAAAACATCTAACGTCATATCCACATTCTGTAATATGATTATCAAGATCATCATAAACCTCCATCATATCCAGAACAGTTCCTTCTAACACAATCAAACTACCCTCCGCCATAAACCGATCATACTTAACCCGCATAGCGGCAGGTAGTTTCATTAATGTGGTCGAAGTTATGTAGTTTCGAGTTTTTACACCGAAGCACCCATTAGCTAAAGGAAATAAAAATGTAAATGAACAGAAATCATCTCCTTGAGAAAGGTCTGCTCCAAGAGCGCAAGGCATTTGCCAATAATCTCTCTTTCTATGAGGCATCGTTTCCTCATAAGTAAAGTAGTAAGTATATCCCTCCATAGGAAGACCAAAACGCTTTGCTAAAATATCATTCCTTGCGGCTGGAGCTTTTTCTGCTCTTTCAACATCAAGTTGATATGTTTCATAGCTGACGGTCTTTCCAAGATTGGGATTAGCCTTAAGCCACATTTCAGGATTTGCGACCTCATCAATTGAATCAAGTTTATACCACCAAATAGAAACATGTGGATTGATGTAGTCTCCTTTGAGAATGTCCATCAACTCCATTTTGATTGTGTCTCCACTACCATTACGAATCGTACCCTCTGAACTAGTCGCAATGATTAGATAATCATCAACTTTAGAAGCACCCTGCTCGATGGCTCCAACGACGTCCTCTCGAATGTCTCCCGAAAGCCATTCATCAATAGTTGCCACTTTAGGTCGGAGACCTTGAAGTTTGGAAATGGACATTGGACGTATTTCTAACAAAGAGCCTGTAAGAAAATTTTCAATACCTTTCTTTGTAGAGGCTAACTTCACTCGGTTAGCTTTAGATCCAGTGGTATTTTGTAATGAGCCTTCTGTTAGAAATTTAAACAGAGGACCTCTTGATCGAGTTATAGCTGTACGAATAGGACCCATCACTTCTTCTGCTTGTTTCATTGTCGGGGCAGTTGTGATCTGATGAGTCGTTGTAGTATCTACATTTAGGAAATATGTTTGAATACAGGAATCATACAGAGATTTAGCAGCTCCTCTTCCAACTATAAGATATTGTTTATTAATCAGGCGTTTCTTAATGGTTTTTTTTACGTATCGTCCGCCGCGTCCATCTGGATTTGGTTCGTAAACACTTCTTTCAACAAAGTAATACCAACCAAAAACTTGTTCGCCCCATAACTTAAAACTATCTAACATGTGTAAGTCTCCGCCATCGGTTAAGGTTAATTCAGATTCACAAAATTTAATCCAACCTTCGACCGCTTCGTCATCATAGTAAACTCCGGGATTAGCAATGAGATCGTCTATACGGTTCATCTCCATTGAAACTTCTTTACATACTGGAATTTCTCCTCGAATTACGGCATCTCTAAACATGCCATAGTATTTTGGAACGGCTGTGTTTGATAATGCCATTTTGAATTCTCCTATCCCTTAAGTTCTTTAATGGCTAACGCTATAGACAACGCAGATCCCGTTAAAGCAAGCGTAGTTCCAGCAACATCTAATGTTTTTTTGACAAATTCTCGCCCTTTTGAAATATTCGATGTATTTTCGGATCCGAATAAATTAGCATACTGTCTCTCTAAAAGTTCACGATTGATGCGGTCACGCATTTCTTTATCCGTCATTTTAGATAGTTCCATTTTTGTGGTTTTCAGACGAGTTTCTTTTTCTATATTTTGTAATTGTTTAACCATATTAGAACTTGCATCGGTTAATTTTTTTTTGCGTTCTATGTCTTCTTTAACCCACCGGTTCGGATCTGGTTTACTGGTATCTATCCTAGAATCTTTTTTTTTAGATAGATTAGTTTGAATATCTCGTTCATAACGTTTTTTACCAGCTGGCGTAAGAGTTCCGTCTTTGTTCTGGTAACGTCTTACCCCCCATTTCATTCCGAGAATACCGTAGTGTATAAGTTCATTTTTGTTCGGACCTACGTCATCTAGCGAAAGCTCCATATCAAATGAACCCATTCTTTTTACAAACTCTTCATAATCAGACATAATTACCTCCCTCCTTTAACTAGCATCCATATGAATAACGAACATTTCTCGTTCTGCGTCCCACGCCAGCTTGGTATATGTCATTTTAGTAGGAGCTAATATAGCCTCTTGGTTACTTCGTGTATTGACTATCTTATCTCCGTTTGACGTACGTCCATCTGCTAAAATTCCAGGTGTATTTTTACAATTTATTACCATATATGTATTATAATTTTTGGCTGCGTTCGGATTTACTTTACGCCACGTGTCTATCGCAAACGATGGTGATGTAGACGTAGAATATATTCTGTTCTCGGAAAAACTTTTACCTTTAAAATTTTTATCGAACGAATCGAAAATTTTAGACAGTTCTGATTCTCCCATTTTGTCTAGTTTTTTAATAAGACCTGCTGTTGAAAATTTTAAGGTTGTAGATCGGTATACCGTCAGATTGTTAACTCTATTTTTTCTTATACTATCTTTGAGTTTCTGGGCTTCATCGGCTACATGGGATGGCTCTCCCGTAGCAAGATAATTATTTATAGTTCTAGAATATACAGCGGCATCTGTGTATTTTTTCATACGAGCTATGTCTGTTTTATTAAGATTTTCATACACTGCATTTTTATGAGATACTATACCTGTTTTATCAATTATAGAAATTAATTTTGGGTCCGTGGTTAAAACACCAGTTTTTTTAGTTTGTTCTTCTATCATACGTGCAATGTTTTTATCGGTTTGATTTTCCTTTGTGAATGCTCTCTTTATGGCGTACTTATATTCTCTAGGATTTAACCTGGCACCAATACTATACGTGGTCTCTCTTATTTTAGATTTAAGGGGTGATTCTGCTCTGAGAATTCTATCATGGCGATATCTTTTTTTACCTAATGCAGTTAGAGTTCCGTCTTTATTCTGGTAACGACGAACGCCCCATTTCATTCCTAAGACACCATAGTGTTTAAGATAATCGTAGTGGTTTAGATAATCACTCATCGTTCTCCTCCTCTCCCGAAATTGAGATCCTCCATTCTAATTCTGAAATAGTACGATTGTATGATTCCATTACAGCAGAGCTAAGTGGCGGATCGAACATTAATTTTACCTTAAGATACATATAAGTTTTTATGTGTTCTAATTTATTAGAGGTTGTAAAGTCTTCCCACTTATCAGACTTCCCGGATATGGTAAAACCTTCGGTGGGACCGACACCAATCTGAGTTAAAAATGAAAGCACAGAATTGATGTGCATGATTAAATCCGCATCGAAGTGTGTATACTCTTCCGCAATTCCGAGTAGCTTTTTAATTGATGTCAGTATACTCTCCATCTCGTCGTTAGTTTCAGATACATACGTATCGTTAACTGTGTCATTCTGGCACATTTATCGATTCCTCCTTTTATTCATGTCTCCATGGACATGTATCGTTTTTAGTTCGTTCTATCGGTGCTAGAATTAATAAACTTTCATCGCCATAGTGTATTGCATTGTGGGTTGAGTGTGTAGTAGAGATTAAGTATTCTGGGTCTAACAAAAATTCACTTTGTTCAACAATGTCCCTTGGCAGAATGGGATTCATGTGATGGATATAAATCTTTCCTCGAATCTCATAACCTTCGAGACCGAGATCACAACCATTGTCCCTTACAATTACAAAATCTCGAATAGCTTTCCATTCGGGCGACTTATAAAAGTTCTGATTTATGTATCTATCAAACCCAAATGTCTCTTCGCCAACGGTTCCGTTAAGTTTTAAATATCGGTATCGTTCCTCAAAAGTGTTCAACTTGGATAACTCTGAATAAGTTCTAATCATGTTTGTTTTGCTATCTTCTTCCAATCGTGCATTTACTCACCTCCATTAAGTTTTAAATATCGGTATCGTTCCTCAATGGATTTTTCCGTCAAAATCCGCTTTGTATGTTGTCCACTCATCCACCACCGCTGGCTGCCCGCTCTGATACGTCTCCAGTATCTCTGCGTCGCTGCGGGCGCAGGAGGAGATGCGGAGGTCGTCAATAAGAGTATTCACATTATCATAAGGATCATAAGGACAGCATCCAATTGAAATTACAGTATCAGCAAAACTTGACGGTAAACTTGGATTAGCGATGCTATCCACCTTTACCCCGTCAATAAACAAAGCCATTTCAGTAGCAGACCATTTAGCCGCAAAATAATGCCATCCTACAGAAGGTTTGGCCACAAAAATATTTTGAGCCGTACCCGCATCATTGCATATTCCAAAAACTATCTTTCCGATATGTGGGATATATGCAAGCCCATATATTCCAGCATTAACTCCATGATCAATACTCCAAATCCTACGCCAAAATGGTATTCCAGGTTGCCAGAACTGAGGCACATACACCCAGCACTCAATTGTCCCCTCCTGCGGGTTCAGTACCCCTGCTGTGGGTATGGTCAGGGTTTCGGCTGCCCTTGTGCCGTCCGTGAAGGATGTGTGGTAGGGCTTTTTCTCTGCTTGAACGGCATCGAAATATGCGAAGTTTTCAGCACTACTATTGACGATAAAGCAATATGCTGTACAGTCTGATGTAGCTATTTCTCCGGCTACAAAAAGTCTTTCCCATTCTCCGCTTCCCGTATGAAAAGCACCAGAAAAGCTTTTCCATGAATAATCCCCGCCATAGTACTCAATTATTAAATTGACTGCAT